CCTGGTACGACCGCCTGCTCCGCCGCCCCGTCGCCGAGGCCGCCTCGACGCCCCAGGCTGCCGGCAGCACTGCGCCGCGGCTTGGCTTCGAGTACGGCATCGGCCGGATGGGCCTGACCGAGTGGAACCAGGGAACCGACGGGTCCGGCAGTGCCCGGAACCGATCGTCTCAGCTCGGCGAGCTGTACGACGCCTACCTCGCCTGCCCGTGGGCGTCGGCGTGCGTCGACACGATCGCCCGCACCATCACCGCGGGCGGCGTGCAGATCGACTGGTGCGGCGACACCGGCGAGGGCGAGGAAATCCCGCCGAAGCCCGCCAACGCACTGGCCTTGCAGCAGTTGCTGGACTACATCAACCCGCGGGAGGACATCCGACAGCTTCTGCGAGGCTGCCTGACCGACCTGCTGGTGTTCGGCGACAGCTTCGTCGAGGTCGTCTGGTTCCTCGGGCTGCCGATCGCCCTGTACTCCCTGGACGTCCCGTCGATGCGGATCATCGCGGACGCCCACGGCGAGGTCGAACGGTACGTGCAGGTCACCGAGCAGGGCCAGCGAGCCGAGTTCACTCCCGAGCAGGTCATCCACATCAGCCTGGACTCCCCGCGCGGCGGCCTGTACGGCGTGTCTCCGACCCAGAAGGCCCTGTTGAGCGTCACGACATGGCTGTTCTTCAAGGCCACGCAGAAGGAGCTCGGCCGTAAGGGCCTGCCGCCGGTGCTACACGTGGACCAGCCGGTCGGCATGACCGACGCGGACATGCGGCGCTGGGACAGCCAGTACCGGCAGCGCAACCTGGGCTCCCGGAACATCGGGGCGCCGATCATCACCCGGGCGGGTGCGGTGGTCGGCGAGCTGCAGCACGCGAAGCTGGCGGACATCGAGTCCACCCTGACGCAATGCCGGGACGAGGGCCTGACGGTCTACGGCGTGCCACCAGCGCAGGTATCGATCATCGAGTCGGGGAACCTGGGCGGCGGCACGGGTGAGGCTCAGTTCAAGTCGTTCCAGGTCAACACGTGCCAGCCGTACGCTCAGGCGGCCCTGGAGAAGATCAACTTTGCGCTGCTGCGGGCCTTCAGCATCACCGACTGGAAGATCAACTTCGGTGACATCGACTGGCGCGACAGCAAGACCATCGAAGACATCTACGACACCCGCCTCCGCAACGGCTCCTGGACCCTCAACAAGTACCGCGACGTCATCGGCGAACCCCCCGTCGACGGCGGCGACAACGCGGTCCTGGTCGACCGGCAGAACCTCGTCCTGTGGTCCGACATGGCCCGCATGTCCGAGGCCGTGATCTCCAAGAACGCCGCTCCCGCGGCTGCCGCCGGCATCGACATGACGAAGGCCGGCATCGACATGCAGCCCGAACCAGAACCGCAACCTGTCCCGCCGGCGTTGGCCCCCCATGCGGCCGCCCTCGCCGCTGGCCAACAGCCTCCGCCAGCCGCCCACCCTCCGGCGCCACCCGAACAGGCCGCAGAGGCGTACGACTGGCGGACCTACTATGACGGCGACTCGGACGACGAGGAGGAGCACGATGACTTCACCTCCCGCCTCCGCCGAGCCCTCGCCACCTGACCCGCCCGGCCCGACCAGCAGCGAACCCGAACCACCCCGAGAGGGACCCCACCAGGCACCGGACGGGGCCCTCACTGCTGCTGGCGCGTGGGCACTCCTGCGGAAGCGGGTGTTCTGATGGCCGACGCCGGACGCGCGCCGACCATGCAGATCGGCCAGCTCACCGGCGTGTGGGCCGCGGTCTACCGGACCCGAGACGGCCTGGAACAGCACGCGGCCGAGCAGGTACTCACCGCTTGGCGCGACGTAGCGGCCGGCCTTGACCTGACGGCCGTCATGGCGGTCTTGCGGCACCTGACGGCGCCGGTCGAGACCGATCAGGGAACGGATCGGCGGCGCCACATCCGGCAGGTTGTCGCCGCCGCGGTGCTCGCGCGGATGGTCCGCCTGACGATGCGCCCAGGCTGGCCCGTGTTGATCGGGGCACTCACTACCGGAATGCGCCAGGCCCGTGCGTTGGGGATCCGCTCCGGGCATGCCGTCGCCGTCGACGATGCCGACGGCGCCGAACCCGGCGACGAGGACGACGACCTCACAACCACCGACGACACCGACGTATCCGCCGCCTACACCGCGGCCGCCGCCGCACTGCGCGGCACCGCACAGACCACCGCCCACGCCCTCGTCACCTCAGCCGAGCAGGGCAACGACGAACAGCAGATGCAGGACCGGGCCGACACCGTCATCGACACCGGCTCGGCCTGGATGCTGGCCGCTACCACCGCCGCAGCGGCAGCCTTCATGGACGGCATGCTCACTGCCTACCAGGACCGGGCCGTCGCCCAGGTCAGGTTCGTCACAGTTGCCGATGGCCGCGTGTGCCCGACCTGCGCCAACGCCGAGGACGGCAGCCCGTACACCCCGGCCGCCGTTCCACTGCCGCCTCTTCACCCGTCCTGCCGCTGCATCGTGCAGCCGACTACCTGACCGGAGGCACACCATGGCGAAGGCACCGCTGGTCACCGGCCAGCCGCCGGACCCCGCCACCGTTTACGCGGTGGGCCCCCTGACCATCACCGCGAGCGGCGACTCCGGCGCCCTGAACACCTCGGGCATCGCCAACGGCCTGCTGTCGGTGTTCGTGGCCGGCGCCACCGGCACCACGCCCAGCCTCGCCGTCTACTTCGACGTGCAGGACGCCGCAGGCCAGTGGATCACCACCGCGACCCTCACCGCGATCACCTCCGGCCCCAACTTCGCGTTCGCCCAGATCGGCCCCGGTTCCGGCGGCTACCTGATCACCGCCACCGGCCGTGTCCGATGGGTCGTCACCGGCACCACCCCGAACTTCACCGGCGTCACGATCTCCCTGATCGGCAGGTGAGCATGGCCGCCATCGCCACCATCCGCGGCACCGCGATCCGCCCCGGTGTCTCCCGCAACGGCCGCCTGTACACGCGTGAGCTGATCGCCACCGCGGTCGCCGAGGCCCGAGAACGGCTTGCCTCGGGGCCGCCGCTGACCATGCTGACCCACCACGGCGCCGCCGACGACAGCACTCGCATCGTCGGCCGGCTGACCGAGCTCACCCAACGCCCCGACGGATCAGCCGCGTTCGTCGCCGAACTTGCCGACACCCAGCACGGCCGCGACCTGGCCGCCCTGGTCACCGGCGACGATCCGTTCCTCGACGGCGTCTCCATCCGCGGCTGGTGGAACGGGCCCGTCCGGACCGTTCAATACGAAGGCGAGCGGGCCGAGACCGGCGACAGCCTCACCATCGACGGCCTGGACTTCACCAAGACCCCCGGAGTCCCGGGCGCCCGGGTGGAGGGTGTCGGCGGTCTCGCGCAGGAATCGGCCGACGGCCGGATCCTGGTCTTCGAGTCCGTCACCGAGGCCTCCGCCAAGCCGAACCTGCGGCCCTACGGCGACGTTCCGTACGCCGACCCCGGCTACCTGCCGGACAAGAAAAAGCGCTACCCGCTCGACACCAAGGACCACGCCCGATCCGCCTGGTCCTTCATCAACCAGGCCAAGAACAGCGGCCAGTACACGGCCGCCCAACTCAAGCGCATCAAGGGCCGCATCAAGGGCGCGATGCGCAAATTCGGAGTGACCGTGACCGCAGAGAGCCTGACCCGCCTCGGCGAGGTCACCGAGTTCTACCCCGACATGGCCAGCGGGCAGGGCGGCGGCTTCTGCATCGACGCCTACAACGGGCCGACGACCATCACCCTGCGCTGCTGCGGCATCGACCCGGCCGAGTTGCGGGTGATCGCCGCCGCCGCCATGGACGCCGCAGTCGCCGCCCTCGCCGCGCTCGACCCGGACATGGACGGCGACCTCGACATCGTCGGTGCCCCCCATGCGGACACCGACGGCGACGTGGAGACCCGGCGGCCGAACGACGACCAGATGGAGGCCGCGCCCATCACGGCCGCCGACATCGACCTGCTGCGCGAGTCCGGGATGCGGCCGGGCGAACCCATCACCGCCGCCAGGCTCGCCGCCGCCCGCAGCCTCGCCGAGACTGCCCCGCCGAACCCGGCCGGGGCCACACCCACACCCCTGGAGGTGCCCGCCGTGAGCGAGCAGCCCACTCCGGCCGCCGAGACGGCCAACACCCCCACCCCCGCCCCGGCAGTCATCCAGCTGACGCAGGAGCAGTTCCAGCAGCTGATCGGCGCCCGCAACACGCCCGCCGCCGAAGCCGCCCCGACCCCCGAACCCGTCGCCGAGACCGACGAGCAGCGCATCGCCCGCCTCGTCTCCGCCGGCGTCACCACGGCCATGGAGTCCCTCAAGGCCGACCTGCGTCAGGAGATGCAGGCCGCCGGCCCGCGCCGCGTCGGCCTCGCCATCAAGACCAAGACCGCCGAGTCGGACATGCCCACCGACAAGGCGTTCCACGAGCTGCCCGCAGTCGAGCGTGACCAGCTGGAACGCGACGGCCTGCTGCGGGCCTTCGGCTTCGCCGAGTAGCAACAGCTACCCGCAAGCACCCCTGACCGCCCCAGCCGACCGAGCTGGGGTGCCCGACATGGCAGCGATGGTCGCCACCCCCTGAGCCCCGAGCCGTGACGGCC